TTGTGCGTTCCCCTTTCTTAGAGGAACTCCCTTTATTTGCCTTTTGTACAGCTAACGCAGCTTCGGCACGAACATCCGCTTTGTCAATCACATTCTCTAGTTGATTGAGTTTTACTCTTTCCTTATATTTCGCCTCAGATTTAATCTCATTCAAATCAGATTTGAATTTCTCACTAATAACTTGTTTCTTAGCGTGAACCGCTTCGCGGTCTGCTGTTTGCAAGTCACCAGAGAGTTCTTTTATCTGACCTTCTAGTTGTTGTATGTACGACTGCATTTGCGCCATCATACCTTTGCGTTGCAATACACCTTCTTTGTCATAGATCTCAGTTTTCTTTAAGACCTCGACATCATCTACCAAACCCAACTTATAAGCCTCAAGATACATATTATATTCCGCCATCTTATTTGAGGGTAAAGTTGATCCTGATATAATCCGAACATCATGCTGACCTAATGATATATCATTATCTATCTGCATAAGTTCATTGGATTTATCATCATACAACCTATTGTTTACCGTAAACTCGGTAAGATCATTATTAGGTTGCACGATTCTAAAAGTTTTTTGGAACGTATAATGTCCCTTTGCATAATTATATATGCATCTCCCAAGTTGATTTAAACTTCCTTCAATGTCTTTTAATTTAGAGCGACCACGACTTTCTCCCATCTCGGAAAGCATTGCTGTCCCACGAACGGTATCTGGCGCTTTTTCTTTAAAACCTTGCATCAACTCAGGTATTCCAAAATTTAAATCTATATAATGTTCCACTCTATCTATTAAATGATAGAATTCACCTGCCAATGGCTGAGGTGCTGGAAAATGTGGCTCACCGAATTCTGGATTATATTCTAAAACAGCATTTGGATTTGCCCAATCTCTCTCTAACTGACCAACATCATCTACGCTTCCCTCTGGCACTAAAAGCTTAAGACCAGCAGATGCTTGAGCGTGACTCAATGTTAGTGAAAAAAGTTTATTAATAAGTCTTTGTGAATCCTTAACCTTAGTTACATCTGATTTGGGATAAGGAGTATTAGTCCATATATTTGGAACTGGAATAATAGGATATATATCTGTATTAAGTATTTGTTCGTATAATAAAAATTGTCCCATAGTAGCGACAGATTTAATGCGAGTTTGCATTATTTCAACCGCTTCGATTAAACCAGATTCTATTAAATGAGAATTTTCATTTGTTATCTGCTGAAACGTTTCCATATCAACAACTTTTTCTTCACCGCTTTGTTTGTTAAAAAGTCTATAATATGGAACCTTTATCTTTTCAAATCTTTCTAATATTCTATATCTTTCGTAACCAGCACGATCTTTATCTTTTATTACATCTGGAGTAAAGGATTCTGATGAATTCTTTTTTGAGGAGGTAGGATAATCTTCTTCGTCTACAGTAGTTTCTACATCATTGATGTATTCTTCCATTTGCGGATATAGAGACAATACCTGTTCTTTTGTAAGTATTGTAGACAACAGAAGTGCTGAAGCATCATTAAAATATCTATTTCTAGCAGCTGGATCTGCGTATACTCTAAACGGATTGACGTGGGTATATTTGACATCGCCACGCCCAAAATCTGCCTCTGGGTCAACGTATACATAAAAATATCCAAGACCAGTTATAGCATAGTCGTGGACAGCTTGTTTGAACTCCATGTCGCCGTCTGATACATCCCAGCAATATTCAAGTATTGTTTTCCAAACTTGTGCTAGTTTGTTATCCGAGTCTTCTCTACCGATAGCAGAAAATCTTGGATTCCTTGAAGTAAGCAAAGATTTTAATTTATCAACAGCAGCATAAACTCTGTCAATAACAAAATCACCTTGCCCAACGGCGCTTAAAGCGTCAGATTCTTCTTGGGTATAATGATTGCCTAGTACGAAATCAATAGCGTCGCGTGCCTCTTCATCCCAGTCTGCCCTAGCGTCACGCCATCTCCTCCATAGGTCTCTATTCTTTTGCGCTTCGTCTATTTGCGCAATATCATTTTCGGTAGCGATGTCAAATCCCCCAAATGTATAAAGTTAACTTATATATATAATATAAGTGTTAAATACTAGTTTGTCAAGTATTTTTTATATTTTTTTAAATTCTTTGCCCTGTAACCCAACTTCTTACAATTTTTCTTCCTAAGAATTCTTTCTTCTCTTCAACTGCCTCTTTGAAATTTTCAGCATCAAACTTATGGCTTAACGGAGCTCTTGCGTTAACAATAGAATACCAAAGACCATCTAGTAAGTCATCATTCTTTGCTTTTGGAAAATGAAACATTTCATCAACCAAATCGCTATGTTGTTTTTTTATAAATAACTTACCTCTATTTACTATAGGGCAAAGCAATGATTCAAGTCTATCTTCTTTCTTTATTCCAGTAGGAGGTCTTACTCCCCTAGCTATACCTGGAGCCATCTTTCTATCCTTGCCAGACAGTTCGTTAACAGCGTCTTTAATAATTCCTTGCGCTCCAACGTGCTCCACATTCGCCCTTCTCATAGGTTGATAATCTTTTGCGTATTGAAATATCTTTCTTGGCATATCGTACAAAGGAATATGCTCACGGAAAATATCTATTACATAGATATTTTTATCGCTGTCAATACCAGCAACAACAATAACCTGGTAATCGTGTTGGGCGGAAGACTCGTAAGCCAGATCAACGCCCATATAAACATTAATTGGAATTGCGTCTTCTTTAGTAATAATATATGCTTGATTGTTTTTTGCTTTAAATTGTCCATCGAAATAATTTATTTTATCTATTTTAAACTTAGCGCTTTCAAGATCGCGAGCATCATTCATATACTCTTGTGCAAATTTATGTAATTGGCCTACATACTCATAATCTTTTCTTATCTTAGCTATTTTTTCTTTTGGGAAATAAGATGGCCAAAGAGGAATATCATTCTCTATTACTCTATGAAATACCATTTCCCAGGTGTATTCTTCTTTATTTTCTTTAGCTTCTAAATATCCATCGTAGATACCTTGCAACGCTGAATCATAATGAACAATAGTTCCAATCAACCAGATAGAACCTTCATTGCCTTTAGATTCTTCAAGCGCAGGATACACAGTTGACATAAGCCATTCTTTAATTTCCTTGCGCCTTTCTGGGGTTTTCGTATTTAATTCAGATTCAAAGTCATCAAGGATAATCTTTGTATATCTAAGTCCAAGCTCAGATCTACCACGAAGTCTTTGACTAGTACCTTTGGCTATAATTCTATCACCCTTAGATGTGGTGATTTCTTTTTCAGTCCATTTATTTCCAGCCATATCTCCAAAATAATAATTTAAAGCTGGATTAAATTCTATATGACTTTTAATATATTTAAGATGATCTACGGCCTGACCCTGCTCTTCGGATACCCAAGCAGCAAATTCATTCTTACCTTTGGGATTAAAGCATATTCTATGTAGAAGCGCAGCTTTTGCCATAGTAGACTTAGTATGTCCACGAGGTAATACAAGACAAAGCCTTCTAATAGTATTATCAAGAAAAAGCTCTCCAACTTCATGATGAAATGGAGCTGGTTTCGACTTCATAAAATCTTCAGGAAGAAACAGTTGTCCAAATGCTACCAAGTCCTTTGATACCATATTTAAGACTCTTTCTTTTTCGTCTAAATCATTTGGTATTATATTAAACTTTTCTATTGTACCAATCTCCATTAGGGATTTCTTTAAATACACTTACCATGTCAAGAAGCTTTGGGCCAGCTACGTATGCCCAAGCTTTTTCTTTCTTACCAGAATCTAACTCTACGTTAACCTTAACTCTTTCATACAGTCCCATCGCAATTCCCTCATATAAATCATATTGCGCTAAGTCTTCGCTTGTAACATCGTGAAGCTCGACGACCGTGCCACTACCTTCATAATCTTGTATCATAGCTGGAAACCTTTGATGCCCAGGGTATACAAGGGATGTATTTTTTACCCTACCAGTATTTTTATTTCCATTTCTAAGAGTTCCGTATACAGCTAACTTCATATTGTATACTAAACTACGTCCCAGCTTTTACCAGCAGTTTTCTTCTTGGCAACGCTTTTAGTTTTTTTCTTTTTAACTTTCTTTTTTTCTTTTAATTCCATAGAGTCTATATAGAAATTATTTGGCGAATCAACTTCTCCAATTACTTTTTGAGTAATATTTCTAACGCTATTATTGTTTATAGCATATATTTCTAAATATTTCTTTAAATCTTCTTCTTCTAATTTATCATGAACTTTTAGTACAAGATCAAATTTCACTTCTTTCATTACGATTCTCCATAGTTATGTATTAACCCAGGCATTTTTATTTCAAGATTCTCATCATATGAGGAGTAACACTCGCAGCATTCTACTGAAAAATACCCTTCAGATAGATTGTACCATATAGATGTATATTCCGACATTGGAAATCCACATATTATACAATCCTTACTTTTCGATTTCTCTTGAAGCCTCAACGAGCCTTTTCGAATTTCCGCCCTGGATAGCATCTAATTGCTCCTTTGTAAATCCTTGAAATAATGTAACGGATTCTGTTCTCTTCTCAGTATCCATCATACCACTAATTTGCATTAATGTCTTAATAGCTTGAATCTTATCCTTATCTTGAGATCCATCATCATCAACAACTTCTTTCATTTTTTCAAGCAGGTAAAGCGGTGTAATCTCAGCTTCGTGCAATACCTTGTCTACTTCTTCTCTAATCAAGTTTTTAACCCTTTCGGTGCTTAATAGTATTTTACCTTGGTAATCTGCGTACTTTTCGTTATTAGTCGGGTAGGCTTTCATGAACGCTTCGGCTATTCCATCGCCTTGCGCTACATATTTAGCAAATAGAAATTCTCTTCTAGTAGCCTTTTTTCTATCTATCTTTTGCCTATAAGGAGAAATGTCGTTTGAACCAAAAGAATACATATTCTTTCTAAGCTCTCCAGACATTTCTATATTATCTCTACAAATAAAAGTGCCAATAGCTGTCCTAACATATTCGTTACACACGCCCGTAGACTGACTATTCTTAAGCTCACCCCGCTTTAGAACTTGACAGACTTGTCCGTCGTCAGTCGTTACCCAGCTACCTTCAGTGCCGTCCCTCCAATTGCGAGTTATTTGTTCATTAGGACAGTATTGGCGAAACTCATCTTCATTGCTATATACCCTATGTTCAATCTTTTTTATTTTTCGAACAAGCATATATTATAATATAACCCTTAAGTATGCTTTTGTCAAGGTTATCTAGCCACACTTCTTAATTCTGTTTTATTTGTACCTAAGCTAGTTTTGCTTCTTATGAACGGAGATTGACAACCACCACACCTGTAAACAGGAAATTCATTTGAACTTGTAAAGTATGTAGCATTTGAAGCTTTTATACTTTTACTTCCGCATGAAGGGCAGACATTCTCATCCATCAAGACACCAAGATTAGGATGATTCTTTATATATGGCCTTAACTTAAGATATACTTGCTCCAACCCAACAACATCTCGCTCGTTGTAGTTAAGCATATTATCTAAAGCTTTCTTATCTCCATTCATACAATCTATCCATAATTGAAAATCGGTCTTAAGTTTTTCAGCTAAGCCAAATGTCTTTGTAAGGAAATCTTGCTTATTAGAACTGAAAGCAAATTCCTTTCTTGCTATCTTCAATGTATCTATAGATTTATAAGGAGATGGTGGTGGCATATCATTAAGTATGAATCTAGCGTTTAATTTTCTTAAATCAAATCTATCTCCATTATGAGCGATAACGATATCAGCTTCATCAAGCAATTCCCATATAGATTTAAGCACCCTTGAATCATCTCTGTTAACAGATTCTTCTGGTGTAACTATATCCGATATAACATTATCATCGTAAAGCCACTTCGCAGCCCAAGATAATACATGCCACACTCTTTGTTTATTGTTTTCATCTCTAACTAAATTGGTAGGTGGAACGTACTGCTTACCAAAATCCCAAACCCATACAGGCATTGGTGTAGTTTCTATGTCAAATAATAATATTTTTGGAAGAACGGTTAAATCCGAAAGATCGGTTGGTCTCGTCCATCCCATAGATTCTATTTTTCGAGTAACAGATTTATATGTGCGCATAAAACCAGCATTATCCAATTCGCTACATATATCGCGTACGCTTTTCATTGTCCTAGTATATTGATTTAGGATTTCAATTTCAGCTTTACTCCACTTCATATTTACTTTCTCCTACGTTTAGCTAAGAAAAAATTAGTCTTAAGTATAAATCTTAAGAATAATGACTCTAGATAAAGAAATAGTATTTTTACTTTCCCCATACTTTCTCCGATACAAGTTGTGCAATAATACCATAAATAGATAAATCTTTAAAAGCATCCATATAGGTTTCATTATCAACAGCGTTTTGCCCTCGATGCTTTATTATTATATTCTTTAATCTATTTACTTTATCATTCATTCTTATAACTAGTGCCGTTAGTGCAAACATTCTATCTTCATCGTCTTCCATATCGCCACCCAATGTTATATTACCAGATCCGTAGTCATATTGCTTTTTACAAAACAAATCATATTGTTCGTCAGCTATAAGTTTAAACTTATCCATCATTTCAGGATAGGTATTTTCTATTGCTTTTATTATTTGTTTGTCTTTTTCCACAGATATTCTCCTACGCCTAGTTGATGGAATCCGTTAGCAAGTGTTTCTATCATTCCTTCATCGTGATTACATCCATTGTTAACAAGCACAGCGTGAATCACTTCGTGAAGAAATGTTTCGTTCCTTCTTGACGTTACAAGCTTTTCATCTAGGTAGATTTCGTTAGTGCGTGGATTATTCATACCAAATAAATATTTATTATCTTTTCCTTCTTTTTCGCCATTCATAAACTTTATTGAGTATTCGTGTCCACCTATATCTAATTTTCTCATTTATTCTCCTTATGATCTTCTTCATTTCTCATAGAGCCCCAGGCTGGAACCGTGCAAGGCATTACTTCTGCCCTAATCGGTCTTTTTTTTGTTTTTACCTGGTCTATCATTTTCTCTAGAAACTTTATTTGCTTTGGTGTTATCTTTTTCTTATTAACCATTTTTCTCCATTCCTGGGATTACTATGTTATCAAAGTAATCACATCCTTTTTCAACTATACAATCCTTTCCAGCTTTATCTTCATCCATCGCGAATCGTAGTTCATCATCTTTCCTATACATCATCGCCCCTAAACACTTACCCGCGTTCCAGTTAGCACAATGTTTTCTAGCATCTTGTTTACTGCTCTTTTTCACTACTCAAGTTTAAATAGCAGATAAATATAAAACAAGATAAATATTTATTTAAAAAAAAACTTGACAAAGTACCACTTAAGCCTTATATTGTAATTACGTGGGGAGCTAATATTAATATATATATAATATATATATATAAGAAAGAAAACTATTACTAACGTAATAGTGAAAGAAAGAAAGGAAAATGCTGTGAACGGAAAAGGAGATAAAACCAGAGTTACCAATTTTACTCGATATAGAAAAAATTATACCAAAATTTTTAAGAATTGGGTTGAAAATCGTACTGAGCCACAAAAAATCGAAAAAAAAGAAAAGGTTGAAAAAAAGCAATAAATATTACATCAGCTTATCTACCTACCAAGAAATCATAATAATCCCGTTATGGTACCAAATTCAGCGTTTAAATGCTATATTTATATTTGACCTGTAGTATTATATTATAGGCAAACCGATCAGATAGTATTAAACTACAAAAATTGGACTACAATGTGTGTAAGTCTTTCTCGGCATTTGGGCTTCCCCCTTCTCGTAGATTGGAATTTATATGTTTAGTTGAAAATTATGTGTTTGGTTGGAATAGATAAATTTTAAATAAAAAAAAAGCCTAGCGATTAAACTAGGCTTTCTTTCTAATAAATAAAGAATTAATTATTTATTATCATCTTTCTTTTTCTTTTTTATTTCCTTGTTACAATAAGCCGAACATCTAAGGACTTGACCACTATCATCTTTGAACGTAGGTAACTTTTCTATTTCGCCCTTGTAATGTAGATACTTCTCACGAACGTCTTTAGGTGCAAAGTCTATGTTCGTCTTTGTTCTAGTACCCTTTAGGCACATTGTACCTTGTGATCTATCTAGTAACATTTGGTTAAGGGCTTCACCTTCACCTAATGCTATTACTTCTTTTTTAGCTACCTTAAACACTTTTATTAGTGTATCGATAGCTTGTTTTATTGTTAATCGTATCATAATCATCCTTTCTTTATTTGTT